AACCCGGCATGTCAGCAACCCTCCACACGGAGGATGAGGTTGCCCGTCGTCTCTCAAAGTTTTGGGAGACGGCGGGTGCCCCCGCCTCTGAAGACAAAGAAGAACCCGGATCAAAGATTCCCCGTAGATTTGCCTTAACGTCTGCTGTCGTCGGGAACCTGATTGGATTCATTAGGAATCCGACAGAGCGATGGTATCTAGGGTTCTCAGAATTTGACATTGCGACCCGTGGCATCGGACGCGGTGAAGTGTTGATGGTTCTTGGACGCAGCCATACAGGCAAGTCGCAAATGTTGCTCAACGGCATCGTGTGGAATCTGGTGAACGAACCAGAAGCACATGTGGTTATCTTCTCAATAGATGAGCCAAGAGAACTTGTCGTAATGAAACTCTATTGTTTGATGCGTGGCCGTTCATCAACAGAGGTAGAGGAAGCGATCAAGAACGGCGACAAGGAAACGATGAACGACATGGAGGAACTTGCAGAGCAGGAACTATCCCGTGTAGCCATCATTGACCAAGCCATGAGCCTAGAGGACATGGCGAAAGTCATGGACGAAACCAGAGCATGGTGGGGCTGTGATCCCTCGTTCTGCATGATCGACTATCTGGAACTCATGCCGGGAGGAGAGGCTGACGCATCAGGGGTCACTTCCAAGGCTCAAGCGTTGAAGCGATGGGCGAAGGATCAGCGCGTCCCCATCGGGCTGGTACACCAGTCAGGGCGTGGTGCTGGAGAGCCGGGACGGGCAGCAGGCATCTACGCTGGTCGCTACGGCGGGGAACAGGAAGCCATCTTTGTGATAGAAGTGTACCGTCGCAAGGATGCCCACGGGTTGAGCGACTGGGAGCGCCGCTACCATGAACACTCCATTAACTTTAACCTGTGTAAGAACAAACGCACGGCACGACTGTTAGACATAACATATTATATTGACCCCGAATGTGGAATAATCCACCCGTACCATGAAGAACTCATTCCTGATGCCTGATCCCGTAACCATAGAACGGTTCACTGAACTGTTCCGTGGCGGCAAGATAGCGAAAGACAACATTAACGGGTCAGCAGGGTTCCGTCCATGGGAGAATCCGGCAGGCGGCTACTACCCTGCCGACGGCAATGTCTTCCAGACCGCCGTACAGGGGCACCTGAGCGACCCGAAGCGCCCCATCGGCGTGTACCCCATCAAAGCCCCCGAAACGTCTCAGGGAGGCTCACAGAGCGTCTCAGAGGAAATCCCCATCTGTACAGTCTGGTGGGGATGCGTCGACTGGGACGAAGGAGAAGACGAATCGTTCACCCACGCACTCAACACACAGACAGTGCTTAGCCAATGCGGAGTCACATCATGGATAGAAAGGTCACGTTCCAAAGGTTACCATCTGTGGGTATTCTTTACCCAAGAAATCAGCGCACGCCAAGTACGGGAAGGACTCGTCGGAGCCTGCCAAATCGTCAACGCCCCAACACGAGAAGTCAACCCCAAGCAAATAGAACTAACAGGCAAGGGCATTGGCAACGGGGTCCGACTACCCTACCCGGCAGGCGCACGCGAAGGACGAAACGTCGCCATCAAAAACGACGAAGACCTGCCGCTCGTTGAATTCACAGAACTTGCCCACAACAGCCGCACATCCCCAACCAAATGGGTCAAAGTCCACAGCCTGTACCGTCCCACCAGCGCCCACAACCCTGCCGCAACATCCAAACCCCTCCTGCCTTCCCCCTTTGTGCTATCGGGGATAGCAGCAACAATCCGACGCAACGGACCCAGAAAAACTGCTGAGAAACCGCACGGCGACCGCTCCGCCACACTGTTCGCCCTAGGCTGCGCCATGTACAGGCAAGGCTTCCGACCAGCAGACATTATGATAGAAGTCACTGAAGCAGACAAGGAATGGGGAGGCAAATACGATAAACGCCCAGATGGACAGCAACGGCTTTGGAACATGGTAGAACATTGCGTCGAATGCGCATGGGACAACGACTACTAGCCCACAACGAGACAGGAACCACAGGTGCATACCCACACACTCACCATTCCCCGGCGCCCAAAGGCCAAGGCGCGACCACGGCACACCAAAAAGGGTGCAGTGTTCACGCCCAAAGCAACGCTGGAGGAAGAGCGAGTCATTCGCGCAGCATGGGAAACAACCATCAAAGAAAAGTTTGAGGGACCCGTCGAAATCCATTTGGTGTACACCCCGAAAGAAACAATCATCCACATTATTGAAGCCCCGCACAGTGCAAGCACACTGAAAGGCGACATAGACAACTACGTTAAACTCACCCTTGATGCACTCAACGGTGCCGCATGGGAAGACGACGGACAAGTAGTTCGCATAACGGCGGTAAAGACTGATCTTGCGAAAGAAAATTGGTCATCGCACCAGACAGGAGAGTAGACATGATACCGTACCGTCGAAGGAGCAGGATAGTTGATAACAGTTGATCTCGAACCGTGGGAATATGAATGGGCATCTCATGTCGGAACCAGACGGTACATAGAAAACTGGGAAAAAAATGACGCCAGTCATTACGACCGAAACCGAATGGAAGACGACCGCACCGCACAGGTCGCTGCCTGTGTGGGTGAACTCGCTGTGGCCCGTATCACAAACCAGTACTGGTCAGGTCATGTATGGCCCGGAAACCGACACTCAGAAAACAAAGGCCGACCCGACGTAGGGCACAACATTGAAGTCAGACGGGTACGCACCAGTTCAAACGGGGCCGTCAGACGCAGGCAACTTGGTAAAGGACTCACCCTGTTTATCGTCCGTCCGACAATGCCCGAACTACGTGCCGTGGAGATGCTAGGATGGATCGACCACGACGAAGCGTGGGAATTGGGTGAGCCTTCTGGGTATGATTCACAGAACACCAGAATCATCAAAGAAGACTATTTGAAATGTGTAACCACATACTGCAACCAAGCAACCATAAAGGAAAAAACGCAATGATTACTTGGAAGCAAGACGGTGAAGAAACAGGAATGGGCTAAAGACGAAGACGAACTACTTCGAGCAGCAACCCAAAGAGGAACCGTCTGGCAGTCCCGTGCATCAACAGACCTAGAACTGCTTATGCAGGAAATCCCCGGCGGCAATACCAACGTGTTGCCATCGCTGGAGGCAACACACAGACTAAAGGAAGTCCTCGCAGACGCCATAGAAGCACTCAACGAAGAAGACCAGTGGATTATAAACTGTCTTCTCATTGAGGGACTGTCGCTGCGAGTCACAGGCCGAGTTCTAGGCATCCCCAAAACGTCGCTGGCTAGACGACGCGACCGCATCAAACGTCAACTGATGCTGACACTAATGGACAGCCTCCATGTGCGACAGTACCTGTCGCGCGACTTCTAAAGATCGTCCTGTGTTATCACTGCCTCCGACAACATCGACATCAGAGAAGCCACCCACTGTGCAAACGCCCACTGTGCCCCGTGGACACCGTCCACGCCCGCATGGAACGCTGCCAAGATAGCCTCCGCTTCATCTGATTCAAAGACGAGCAAAAATCCGAGAGTTGCACCGTCGGCCCACTTGGCATGGGTACCGTCCTCCGTGTCGAACAGGTGCGCTGTCTCACGCAAATGCTGATAGATTTCGGCAGAAATGTCGTTCCCCTGTTCCTTCAGGAACGACTCCCACTTCTCCTCCAAGCGGTCCATTCGGCTACTTTCCTACACGTTGAGTAACCGCTGTCTTGACGACACTGAGGCCCGCGCCAGCAGCAGCCACAATGGCTGCCTTAAGCGACGATGTATCAGTGACCAAGAACACAGCCAAAAACGCTTGTGCTGCTGTCCACAACGCACGCTCTGCCACATCACGATAGTTCATCTACTTCTTCCTTCCCTTTCGGCGCGTCTTACGCGCATAATCGTATGCAATCGCAGACGCCTGATCCCGAGGGTAACCCTTCGCAACCAGTTCACGAATATTCTTGGAAATCGTAGCAGACCCACTGCCACGCTTCAAAGGCATCTCAGTACCGAGGCTTAGGGCGCCTCTTCTTGCCAACCATTAGTCACGCAACGCACGCCGTGCGCCGCTCTTCGACGGCGAACCAACATTGCCAATTCCGCCGCCACGCTTCACAGCAGTGACCAGAACCCGAGCAGCCTTCACCAAACGAGGCTTCTTGCCATCACGCATCACAACCTACTTTCCGAAGGGGCGACCGCCATGATTGGCGTTCCCCAACTTGGCGCTGCGCAGATACGCAGCATCCTTCTTGGCCTTTTTCCACATATCCAAAGCGTTGTCGCTAGACGACGAATCATACAGTTGGTTATCCTGCGACCCGAACGTGTCCTCAAACGACCCGTAACCTTTACCTTTCGGCATACCTATCTCCTTACTGAATAAATAAAGCAGTGAATGTTACTTCACCCACCACGCCGTCAACCTTCAACACACCCTGTGCCCTCTGGAAAGCCTTAACTGCCCTCCTCGTCTTGCGTCCGAAAATACCATCAGCGGGGCCGGGGTCAAAACCCCGGCTCAGTAACGCTTTCTGTACCAGCCTTACGGGTTCACCCCGNCTCCGCCGACGGTAAGACAACGGTTGCCGAGCCACCTGCGCTTTGAGGTCTTTGAGGTAACGGGAAATAGCGTCCCAATCAACGCTGGATGGCCTGTGCGGCCCGTCCATCCCGCCTTCCACCCAGTCGCCAAGCCAGTCTCCGGGACACGATGTCTTCTTAAACTGTCTGTGAGTCTTCAACCACAAGCCATCCCCGAAACGCATCTGCGCCTCAGAAATAACTTTCTTGATCGAATCTTTCGTCTGATCGGACGGTTCGAACTCGCCGTAACCCGTGTAACACACGGACACTGAACGGCTATTCCAGTTCTTCGTGGCACCACCCACATGATCCCAGCCACGCCCCTCGTAGATGGTACCCGACTCGTCCACCAACCAGTTGTAGGCGATTGCATTCCAACCCCTAGTTTGGATGTGGTGACGTTCATAGGCGTGGACGGCAGCCACTCCCGCAGGTGGGTTGCGTACACCCCCGTGATGAACCACCACCCCCTTGACGCGCGATGGGCGCAACTGTGTGAATGGCTTCTTCGGGGCTGCTGCACCCCACTGTTCTCTAGAAATATAGTCCATATAGTTATACCCCTCTTGTCCCGACCGTTATCCTAGGATAATTTAGCCGTACCGCTGACCCGGCGCATAGTCAGGACGCGGATCATAAGACTCAAGGGATGACCGTGACGGTGCCTTGATGCCCGCATCGGCGCGACGCTTGTTCTCCTCCCATTGCAAATGCCTCAACCAGCCCTCCTCAGCCTCAGGCGTCTGAACCCTCGCATTGATCCCCAAGAACGTAGACATCACTGACTCCCACAGACGCTGCTGGTAACGCTCCTCGTTCGGCAAAATACGTCGCACACGACCCAACATGGGAATCATGTTCGTAAGGAAATAAACGTGGTGATCCCTCATCTGCCACTCGCCCTCGTCCTTGCGGGCATACCCCACCGCAGCAGCAGCATCCATCAAGAACGGAATGTCCTCAAAAACCCTAGGTGTAGGAATATAGTCACCACGGAACGGGATACCGCTCGCCTTCGTCTTGAACAGTGTCTCAATGGGAACCTTGGCTACAGGCGACACCTGCCACATGAACTGGTCCCACACCCCCTTCAGACCCTCAGGTCCCGTGGGGTCGAAACGGAACAAGTCTTGGAACGGCAAGTCAGGCACCGTGTAAACGGTGCCACCAGAATACTTCCACGGGAGCCTGATCCCAAACGGTTGCACAAACCAGTCAGGAACCACACCCTCCTCCTCACTGCCAAGTTCAAGGTTTCTCTTCGCAGCCAACAGCCTGTTGTACGACGCAGGCTGAGTCGCAAACTTTTGCATCTGATACGGCAGGTTCTTCCGAGTCCAAGTATAGAACGGAATGACCCTCTGCGCCACGTTGCGTTCCCAAGTAGTCAACTCAGAATAGTCGAACTGGCTGCGGGCGATACGTTCCAACGCCTCATCAGCAGTGGCACCCCAACGCATAGCCTCCACCCCGATACCCAAACGGATAACATCCTCAGCCTGCATGTTCGCAGAACGAACCATGTTGTAATACCAGAAGTTGGACTTCCAGAACGCCACAGGGCGAGTGATCGTCTCAGCAGCCTGCTTCGTACCCACCCACAGATTGTCGGCAGCAGCCTCCCTCAACCCGGCAGCAGGCACACGCACATGGCGGGTAACCATACCGCCACCACGCACACCCTGCTCTATAAGGGTCAAATAGTTTTGCAACTCGTCAGGCCCATACTTGACACCATTGACGGTACGTCCCTTGCCAGAGGCGACAGCCTGACGGACCACATTCATAAACGTCTGGTTTTCCGCCTGCGTCTGCGACCCGAACGAAGCGGTCAAATTGGCGCTACGAATAATCGCAGTCGGAGGTATACCATCCAACCATGCGTTAAACATTGCCCCAAAGACGTTACGTTCCACGAACCCCGGCGTGGCAATCATCCCAGCCTTCATCCAATTCAACATCTTGTCATATCCGCGCAACCACTTGTTAATATCCCGAGGAGAATTCATCTTCTGGAACGCCGACATGGCAGCCAAAACACCCTCATCCAACTCTGCGTTCCCAGACGCCATCTTCCAAGGACCCCAACCCTTCGTGCCGTCCAACATCATGTCACGCCATGCCTCAACCTCCGCAGGAGTCTTAGGGACACCCACGAATTCGTCAGCAAGTATCCCTGTAGCGCCACGCGACAGTTTACTTGCAGCAAGAATTTCGCTGGCCTCACGGGCAGCAGCCTGTGCCTCCAACTCCGCCGCAAACGCCATCTCCTCCAACGTGCCAGCATCCCGCACCAAACTGCCCTCCATGCCCGGGAGAGCCTCGTCGGCGGCCTGACGGGCCGCCTGAGCGCGCTGACGTACAACCTGTGCCTCTGCAAACAGTGTCCTTGCATCGTCGGCAGCGATCTGTACAGCCCCCAGAATCTCAGACTCGTCTGCACTAGACAAGCCCAACGTCACCACTGTCTTGCGTTGCGGACGCGGTAACACCCCTGCCTCTTCCAACAGTTGGGTGGTGCGAGCCTCCACTTCCAAGAGATTCATCGAACGGTCAATCTCGTTGAGAATACCGTCAACCTCTTGAGGTTCTATTTGGCGTTCTACGCCGGGGGCGATGAATGCCTCGTGGTCAACGACGGTATCTCCGGCTCTCCAATCTTCAACGTGACGTTTCCAGTTCGATATTTGAGTATCTTGCTGACGGGCAAGATCATATGCTTCTGGAGTCGTTGCATGTACTGGAAGGGTTGCCTGTTGAGATCCCAGCAACTGGTCTGGGAGAAAGTGTCGAACACGGCCCCCCGTTGATGCCATATACTCTGCAACCATGCGGTTATAACTGTCAGCATCCAACGTCTTCGCCAACTCCAACAATTCAGGAATCGACTTGTCAGATGCGGCAATCAACTTGGCCCGCTCAACAATGAGCGGCAACTGCCCCGGATTAAAGTCACCCGTTGTCATGCCCTGTCTAAAGTCAGCCAACTCGCCCACAGTACCCCGCATGTATGTAACCTGCTGCCGCACCTGAGCCAACGTCTCATCAAACGCCTGCCTCAACACCGTCAAATCGCTAAGCCGCTGATTACGAGGATTGCTCCCCTCAACAAAACCCAACTTCTTAGGGTTGATAAGAACCTCAGCCTCAGCCTGCAAAGGAGTCCCATACTCATGGCGTACCCCCGACCGTGTATCCATCACAAAATCTATGTCAGACTTCTTCACAGTGTAGGCGTCGAAGCCGCCCCCTACATCCCTATGTCCCCGCCACCAACTGTTGAGTGCGTCACGGAACTTGTAGGCCGGGTTGATCGTATACGACGGCTGCGGATTTCTCCCCACCTCACCCCGCGCCGCAGCCGAAGCAGCGAGCGACGGGTCGTCCCACACTTGCGGGTCGGCACTGTACCTGTAGATGGTGATTTGGTCGGGGAAGTCTTTCAGCAACGCCTGCGACTGGTCATACAGTTGTTTGCGGACACCTCGCAGCACGAAGCGGGCCTTGTCGGTTTCCAGAATGGGGCCGACGCCGGGTACGACGATTCGGTCTTGGATCAGGCCGTCGATGAAGCGAGTCGTGAACTGTGCCCAATCAGATGAGTTATCGATCAGTGGTATCATATCGGTTGCCGAGATGGTGAATCCGAGGTTCTCCATCGCGTCAAGCACCTCTTTGCGGTTGGTCGACCCGAGTATCAAATCAAATTGAGACTCTATCCACGACATAACCTTAGCCACATGCTCTTCGCTGTGCCCAATCTCCCGCAAATAAGCCTCCAAATGTCCAAGATTTGTCCTGTTCGGATAACGCGCATTCTCAATGTCCCCAGCCAAACGGTTCCACAAATGGAACTGCAGCCTCAACGCATCATCCTCAGTCGCATCAGGCGTCACCCCCATCAGCGTCCGCAACCGTCTCGTATCATCCGTGACCCGTCCAGTGTTGATACTGTCCACAACGGTATCAACCGTAGCGTTCTTAGTGTCCGAGATGGTGAGTCCACCAAGATCCTTACGAGCATGAACATCGGAACGCCCCGGAATTGAGTTCGGAACATCAGCAGCATTGACTGGAGGAAACTCCCTCGCAGCCCCTACCTCTATCGCAGACACAGCATCATCAATGCTGCTCTTGTACAACGGGGCAAGAATACCAAAAACGTCCCGTTCAATCTCACCCAGACGGGCAGCCATGTCGTTCGCACGACGAATCAACGCATTCAACTCTTGGGGAACCTTGAAAGTTCCCGCCAAGATTTGATCCTCAGCGTCGCTGGCAATCTCAGCCAAACGTACACCAAGGACAGAAAGTTCATTCATCATCTGTTCAGTCTCACCCGCAGCGTCAATCGTTTGCCCATGAATCCTTTGCAAACGACCCACCGTTTCAATGCCCTGATCCACCTGCTCCCTCAGCGAACTATAGCGAGGCAACTTGTGCATGGCATCGTCAATTATCTGCCCTATCGCCTGAAAGTCTTCATCCAACCAGTCAGGGCTCCCCAGATAGTCAGCAATCTCGTTCGCAAGAGCCTGCTTGCGGCCACCCCTGATCGTAAGTGCAGTCGCGTCACCCGCGAAGTCAGGATGCCAACGGATGATCCTGTTTGCTTCCAACAACACGTCCCGTTCAAACGCCGTCGCTGTACCTTCAATGATGTCGTCTTCGGACGGTACACGAAAAGTTATCTGTCTGTCTCGCCGTGCCACACCACCCACAGGCTGATCGGCACCAACAACGCCACGCCGACCCATGCCAGCCGCCTGCGAATACTCACTAGGCTTCTGCAAATCGCTTACAATGTCTTGATACCTAGCATCCGAAGATGCCTTCGCCCCCAACGCAAAGTCACGCACACGAGACGCCGTAGCCTGAGCCTTCCGACCCAAAACTGTGGAATCCCACCCATGATCAGTTGCCGTCACCAGCCTCTGAAACAAATCCTCATCCACATTCATAAGGTCTATTCCCGCCCTGCGCATCTCATTACCCATCGTCGTAACAGCAATGTCGCGGGACATGCCGCCTTCCCAACTCTTCATCACCTTGAAGAAGTCGTCCTCAAACATGGGTTCCCCAAACGCCACATTCGCAATATCATCCAACTGACTACGCACACTCTTACCGACAGTAGCGGGCCTCCTCAACGTGAACGGAGTGGAACCAGTAGAATCAGTTGCCAAAAACTTGGCATCTCCCTGCAACTTGTCAACGTACACATGCCCAGACTTCTCAGCACGCCTCAACGCATCATCCTTCAACGGAATCCACTCCCCCACCTTAAACACACGACTTCGCAGCGACTGTGCCGTCAAATAGCCCGCAATGTCCACAGCCTCATCCCACTCTGTGTCACCGTAACCCAACAGTTCACGCATCGACTCAGTCAAACGGCGAGGAATCCAACCGCCCTCATCTGCCATCAAATCCAAACCCCGATCCCACTCATAAGTGCCGTCAGGCATTTTGGTGCCGTGCGCCTTGATCGTTTGGGCAGTCAAATCGTCAAACATTCTTGCAGCATCCTGCGCAACGTCAATCAACGTTGCGTCATCCAACTGTTGCACCGCTGGAGGCAGATTCTTAAACCAAACACCCGCACGGTTAATGCCAACAACAGAACCAAGTTCATCCAAGATGAACAAATCTCCAGTAACAGCCGCCTCATTCAAGGCATATATTTGCGGAGCGTCCAAGCGTGCACCAGCAACCTTGGCAAAGTCGCCGCCCCTGCGGGTGACATGGGTTCGCTGCTTCCTCGCCTGCGCCGTAGTGCCCCGGCGTGCCATCGCCGCCAACAGTTGCTTCTTGCCACGGGCCGAACGCATCGCAGAATCCATCTTCCACGCTGTCGCAATCTGGTCAGGGTCACCAGACCTCAACAACCCCTTCAAATCGACGCTCTCCAAATAACTCATGTGAGTGCGGTACCAGCCAGTCAACCCCCCAATCACCTTCTCCTGCGCGTCCGCATCCAACTTATACCAGTTGTCCCTGTCGATAATGCGCTGCAAACCAGTAGCGTCGCTTTCTCGAATCTTTCTAAACAACTCCTTGCCCATTTGTGCACCACGAACCCCAGACATCTTGCCCGCAACAGGTACCGCACGCCAAATAGACAGCGGAAGATCAGCCCGACCAAACGCAGTCGCCCCGAACGCCACCTGTGCGCCCTTCTTGAACCCGGCAGGCACCCTGAACTCCACATGGCCCTTAGCGGCCCGACCAGCCACACGAGCCAACTCAGGCTTAGAGGCCACGAAACGCTCCGCCGCCTTCCGATTCCCCCGCATCGTCTTAATAGCCGACGCCAACTCCTTGTCGCTGTAGCCGCGCTTATAAAACTTGGGAACATTGCGGGCACGCTGGGCATCCATCAAATTGCCAAGGAAATTGTCCTCTGGGAACATTCTGGTTGCCAAACGCCCAGCCGGAGTCCTAGACATCATCCCACCAACAGCACTACCAACAGCGCCAGTTCCCGGCATACGCAACCGCATACCCGCATCCAACCCCATCGCACGCGCAACAACCTGCCCCTCTTCCGTCATCCTCAACGAACGACCCATCGAAGACAAAGTACGCTGCTTGGCCCCCACCCTCATGGCTTCATCAATAGCAGCACGCATCCTCACACCCGCTCCCTTGCCCAAAGGAGTACCCATATCGACAGCCATTTTAGCCAACTGAGCGTTGTTCATCTTTCTGGCACTATTGAGAGCCAACCCGGCTTTCTTGTACCCACCAAGGCCACGGGCAATAATGTTTGTTCCACCCATATAGGTCAAAGGATCTAAGGCCACATCCCCCATGAAACCAATAGCGACATCGGCATAATAGTTGTCTGCCAAGACGGCAGCACCCAAAGCCGCCGAAGCCCCGTATGTGAACGGAGCCAACGCAATCAACCCCAACCCGACACTATAACGCTCGTCATGGATCAAGTCACCGAACCCGTAATGGTTCGTAGCCTGCTGGTACCAATCACCCGGCGACACATCAAATTCGCCGCGTGCCGCGCCTTGAACAGTGTCAATGGTTTCTTTGATTGTGGACACGACAGCACTGCGACCAAAGTCCAAGACAGACATTACGCCGCCTAGGATGCCGCCGGGTCCTTCGTTGGTTTCTGCATCAACAGAAACACCACCCCCGACAGGTTGGTACAGATTTGCAAATCGGTCGGTTCCGCTGTCGCTTGAACCCGTCGAAAAACGGCCAGCAGGCAACTGAATACGAGGCAACCCTTGAGACAAACGAGGAGGCTTAAACCCCAGATTTGTTCTGTTACGTCCCGCCATGTCCAGCGCCACGTTTATGCGTTCATACGGTGAAGCCATCAGCCACTACCCATTTACGGAACTAAACCCGTCCCGTATCCATATTGCGCTTCAGTATCCTCCGAATTTCTTACGTCTGCCATGGGCAGATTCCAGAAGTCGAACCCGTCGGGGTCAATCATGTCCAAGTAAGCCTCAGCACCAAACCCCGTAGAATCCGGGGGTGTCCCCCCCACACGGGCCGTCGGAGGTACCCAATTCTCAACAGGCGTTCCCTCCACCCAAGTATCCCAGACACCTTCAATTGTATTTAGGTCATCAGTGGTGAACCCAATTCCAAGAGTCGATTGGTAACCGATACCGAACTCGTTGGTGTCAGTCGTTGTGCGACCATGCGCAATATCTTCCATGATGTAAGCCACTATCTCAGATTCAGTCAGCGTACTTCTTGCCATAGCCCTGAGCGGAGTTGCTCCGGGATCGTTACCGTCCCACTCGCCCTCGCCAGCGGCTTCAGCCAACTCTATGTAATGGTCGTGACGGGCAGTCTGGTATGTATCGACAGCCACACCCATCTTGGAACCAAGTCCCGCTGGATGCAACAGGCCAGCCAAAGCCCCCATCTCGCGGGCCTCGCCAACGCTAGTGATGCCAAACTGTCGCGCATCCTCCGCCAGAGCCGCATCGAACTGCCAGTCATTCGCAGCCAAAGTCTCAGTAAACTCGTAAACGTTTTGCGCCATCGACTCATCGAACTCCCAGATACCCAGCGCAGTAGTGACCCCAAACTGCTCAGCATTCTGCCCTATACGCTCCACCTCAAGGTCAACCATCTTCTGGTCATAGATTTCTTTCCACTGCTGCTGAGTGAGATCCAAGTCGTGTTCTTCTTGCCACTGTTCAACCGTCTCATCAAACTGTCGGATCGACTCGTTACGATCCTTGTCCCGCTGAGACATTGCCGTATTGGTCTGGTAATAGTCATAGGACAGGCCGAGTGAAAACTCTCTGCGGGCGTCATCCAACGCCCGACTCCTCAGAGCATACTCCGCCCCGAACTCAGCCCTGTCCTGATTGAACTGCTTCTCACGATGCAGCAAATCCTCATTGAACTGGCGAATCGACTCAAAGAACCGCATCTTCTCAATTTCACGGTTCAAATCATTCTGGCTACCCTGCCACGTATTTTGCAGATTAGTCATGTCCAACGAGAAGGATTGCGAATCGTCCTGCATCGCCTCAGCGTGGGTACGATCACGCTCCGACTCTAGGCTCTGCCAATCCTGACCCAACTCACGTTCCTCAGTGCGCCAATCACGCTCCGCACGACCCTCCGAAATAGCAGGCAAATCAACACCAGCCACCATCGACGCAAACAAAGCCCCCGGATCAAGGTCCAAATACTCAGACATCTGATCCGCCGACAACCCCATAGCCTCCAACGCACGCTTCCCCTCACGCGCATCACGACCCACAGCAGCCTTCTCCGTGCGGCCAGCACCCTCAACGTCCTGACGGAACCCTGTAAACATCCCCAGCGACTGCAAGTCACGGTCAGCGTCCGACATACGGCCAATACGGCCAACCTCATCCAAGTAGGTTCCGCGTGCATCCTGCGTCAGCCCAGTCACCTCATCCAAGATTGCCAAATCACCTGAAACAAGACTTGGGTCGATACCTGCCGCTGCCAACTCTGCCATCAACGCTTCACGATCCGCTGTGCGGCTCGTAGCCGACGCAGCAACCATACTTTCATAGTCGGCTTGTATAACCGACTGGTCAGCAAGGAAATCATTATAGATGCCGTCAATAGTGTCGTTGTACAGCGTCTCAGCCTCAGCGATGTCCACCAAACCTGCATCCACCAAGGCGTCAATAGCGGCAGTTTCCTCCGCGACCTGTGTGTCGAAGATTTCCATTTGGTCAGCCATGACTTCTTCCAACGATGCCGTGACTTCAGCCGCTTCCTCAGGGCCAAAGGCGTCGCCGGGATTTTCGCCAAGTTCGTCCAAATATTCTAGAAGGTTATCGAAGTTCAGAGAGCCGTCGGGGTTATATGTGGGCTGCCAAGATTCTTCAACGACTATTTCACTACCGTCATCTACGACTATTTCATTGCCGTCATCTACGACTATTTCACTACCGTCATCGAACTCGTCTGTCTCTCCGCCTACGCCAAACACATAATCCAACACAATGTCTACATCTTCGTCGGTACCATCTGCTTCGTACACATACTCCGTGATGGCATCCACGGCATAGTCCAACACTTCATCAGGCTGATCATCCAACAAGGCCGGGTTGTCTATAACGGCTCCTACAATGTCGAAGGGCGGATATTCCCCCGTGTCATCGACAGGCACGCCACCGTCACCGCCCGTGTCCATGCCACCGCCCATGTCGAATTCGGCCTCATGCACCAAATCTGCATCCTGAGAACCATACCCGCCTGTCACATCAACAATATTGGCACCCTTGTCAAAGGATTCCTCTGGAGCAACATAGTCAACGCCAAGAAACGCAGCAGCCTCTGGAGTCGCCAACCAATCCTCTGTAGCAGAAGCATCCGTCGTGAAGCCGCTATTGGCGGCAGCGTCGGCCAGTTTTTGTTCCCAGCGGGATTGATTGCTGGTTTCAACAGGTGCCGCAACAGGAGAACCCGTAAAGTAGGGATGCAACGGTTGCCCCATCAAATTCTTCAGACGCGGCATCCCGACATACGCCATGCCGAAATCCAACTCCTCATCAGTCTTACCCTGATCCCACCAGTCACGGAACGTGTTATAGATCGGCTGCCACTCCTGAGCAGGCATAGTCTTCTCTACCCCATAAACTGTCTTCCACCGCTCCGCCGTAGGAGCCGCACGCCTAGCCATCAGCCCAATGCCTCCCTGATCTGTGCAGCCGTCTCAGCCCGCTTCTTCGCCTGCGCCAAAGCAGTATTAAACCGCTCACCCTCATACACCCCATACGACTGCAAATTGTTCAATATCATATCGTACAAAGCAGAATCCATCGCCTCACGGGCCTCACCACGCTGCGCCGTTCGGCCCACAAACATGTCCGCAACCCCGACATCGCGGATACCAGAATCAATAACGCCCCGCTGCGCATAGCCGCTCTCAGCGCGAGGCAACGCCTTGCGGAAAGCCTTATCNATACCCACCCGCTTCTTNCCATACGCTGTACCTTGCTGGGTAGCCCCATACTTGTTGCCTGCCAGCGCCAACTNTAACCGCTGCGCAGATGTCATCGAATACGGGTTCATGTTTTGAACCTCGTCGGGATCAAAGGCCACAACTACCCCCAAGTAATCGGAATATTAGAAACAAGAACCTTCTTTGTTGCGGACGCATCCGTGTCATACAAGATCACATAATCCGTAGCCGCCGCTTCGGCACCTAATGCTGTCAAACGACTTGCATCCACCACCAACGTGGCCGTACCCGTCGTAGCACCACCGTCCAGACCGCTCGTAGCAGCCGTAACGATGCCTTCGATGTCGCCTGTAAACGCTGACGATTGTTCAGAGATTCGTTGGTTTCTCATAGCCCTAGAACTCGTAGTAGGTAGCGAAGACAATCGAATCGGATGACCCGACCCGAATCAACTTCACACTGGACATGTCATTGAACAACTCAATGCTCGTATATGGTGCCAGATAGTGCCCCACGCTTGCCGTGGGGGTACCCCACCTGAGACGCACGGCTTCCGCACCGTTCGTTAACAAGGCCGCATGGATACCAGACGGGATTGTTAAAGCAACAGCCGTAGACGAAACCGTCAACGACTGGTCGCTCTTGGCGATCCCAAATTCTGCTGCACGTTGACTAACATTAGGCAAGAGCCTCCTCCTCCACTTCAGCGCCGTTCAGCAACGCCAACTGCTGCTGCAGCACAGCGTTCTCTGCCCGCTTCACAGCGAGTTCCCATTCCAACTGTCCACGCTCCGACAAGTTGCGCAGAACATCATCAATCTCAATTTTTGTTTCCATTTTTAACCCCAAGTCGCTGGTAGATTTGTTACCAGCACTTTCTTAGACGAATTATCTGTAACATCCTGAATGATGACATAATCGGTCAACGCAGCATCAGTGCCTAGCGCCGACAGTTCAGACACATCCAGAGTCAAAGTTACCGTTCCTGATGTTCCTCCTCCTGACAGACCCACGCCTGCCGTAACCCCTGTAATATCGCCCGAAATGTTTTGCGAAATCTTTCGCAACTCATACTCAATGGAACGAGCATTAGCACCTGTGAAGCGATGCGTCGGCTTATAGGTAGGCATTATGCCACCTCCGCGTGCCACTCCAAGTGGCGTTGCTGTGACGACCGTACTTCGCGTACATCGCCTTTCACTTCAATCACATCGGTTCCTATTGCTTCCAGTTTCGCTTGGTTCAGCGCATGTTGTTCCGTGTTTTCCCGCACAGTTTTGCG